CCCAGCTAATTTTACGGCATCTGTCAAAATCATGCTACTGCACCACCTTTCAGAATTTCTCTGAATTTTGGAATGGCGCATTCGTAGTAACGGAATGTTTCTACTTCTTTGCAGCTATATTCAGATTTGCTGTAAAATAACTTTCCGTACTGCGGAGTTTTAAGATTATACTGATTGGCTATCTTACCTATTTTATTTGCAGATATTCCAAGCATTTTACCTATATCTGTTGCCGAATAAGTAATTTCTTTAGCTTCTTCCATTGGTAGTAACGGTACACCACTTAAAGCCTCTGCTGCTTTCTGCTGGCAGATATGCTTATATTCTGGGATGTCAGTTTTTTCAGCAATAGTAAGCCATAATTTAGACTGCCTACTTTTAGCATTCAGTAGCATAGCTTCTACACGTTGCTGTTGAATTGCAGTTTGCTGCTTTGGTGCAATATATTTACCAGTTTTGCGAATAGAAGGAATTACCTCAGCAACAACCCATTCCTGAAACTCTTCAGCAGCTGGCAATTTTGAACGAAGGACTAATGAGTATAATCCAGCTTCGTCGATTAATGTTGTTTTAGTAACCACATTCCCATTTTGGGAATGTGCTATCATTTCTTGCTTCTTGTGACAATCTTTGACGTGGGCAATGACAGCCTTGCTTGGATTGCTGTACCCCAACACTTCTGCAACATCTTTACCTACAAACCAAGGTTCATTATTTCTTTCAATTACTCTAACTTTACCAAAAGTTTTATTTTCGAATACTTGCAAATTCATACTAAAATGCTCCTTTCACTTGAAAGAAAGCCCTCTTTATGATAGACTAGTTTACAGAGGACAATCTCTGACTATGGACTGATTTATTAGCTTGGTAGGCGTTAATCAGTCCATTTTTTCTTTTTTCAACAAAAAATCAACATCAACATTTAAAGCTTTAGCAATTATTCCTACAGTTTTAGGTCGCAAAATTATTTTTTCTTTGGTTAATTTAGAAATAACAGAACCTCCAATTTTGCTTTTCTCTTTTAAATCTAATAAACTGTAACAATTTCTCGCTAAAGCTAATTCCAATTTACTTTTTTCTACTTCCAAATTTTCCCTCCTTTCGGATTTTCATCATATCTTTTCCCGCTTTATGGGTCGAATTTATATTATCATAAATTTACAATTAAAGTCAACCCATTTTTTGGGTTTTTATTTCCATTTTATTGCATTTTTTCCCTTTTTATGGTTTACTTTATTTGTAGGAGGTGATTAAGATGTTTTTTTTCTTTTCTGATAATGATATAGCAGCACAAAGAATGCGCCAACGACGTAAAGACTTAAACCTATCTTTAGCAGAATTAAGTGATTTGACTGGTATTAGTAAATCATCTTTACAGCGTTATGAAACAAATTCAGGAAATATGAAGCAGTCTGCTATTGTAAAAATATCTAAAGCATTGGATATAACTCCTATGTATCTATTAGGTCTAGAAAATATAGAAGTTCCAACTGAAGAACTAACTTTGATTAATGATTTAGTATCAGGAAGTGGTTATAAAATTGAATATAATAATATCCGTGATCAGTTTGATATTTACTTTGACAATAAAATAGTTGGTCAATTAACTCCATCTGATCTTCATATCTTAAAAGACAAATTAATTTCTTACGCAAAATTTTCAATTCAAGAATTATTGTAATCTTATATTTTATAGAAAATTTCTTAGCATCAAAATTTTCTATTACTAAAATACTATATTGATAGATCAGTTGAATATCGTCTGTAACGAAGAATGCAAAAGATTTTGGCAAAATTTTTGCGGCATATAAAAAATAATAGTGAATAAAAAAGCACTCCTCAAGGAGTGCTTTTTTATTATATGTATCCTTTGCTTCTTAACGCAAAAACAACATCAATTTGATTATTATAGCTTTTCCCTTTATTCATTTTAACTATCCAAAATTCCTTAGGAAACATATTATTGATTTCTGCTTCTTCTATTTCATCCATATTATCTAATATATTCAGCGCCTCCCTAGCATAACTTGCATTCTTACCATTTTTACAATTGGCACCAACTAAATATAAAAAAACATTTCTAGGGCATCCTTTAGCAATACTGCTTGGCTTTCCTTTAAATATTTTTTCAACTGCAATTTGCCATGCTTCTCTTGCCGGTATGCCATCATTTTTCATCAGTTCAAAAGCCATAATAGCGCTCTGTCCATAATCAGTATCTTCCATTTTTACACCTCATAAAATATTATTTTATGAGGTTATTATAACATAATTTTTTCTAATATTTAACCTAATTTATATTCACCGCAGCACCGCGAATGGTCAACGTTCCCGCAGCAATAATACTAATATCACCTGTAGCATTTACAGTTAAACTTCCTGATTTACGATCATGCTTTATAACAGTACCATCACCAAATTTAATCGCCCTTACATCAGCACTTCTCTCCTGTGGTTCATCTTCTTTTGAAAAAAATGAACCAATAATAAAACCCTCATTTAGTCCCTGTCCACTTTTATTTGGCAGCATTAAGCACAGAACTTGTTCATCAATATCAGGTATCCAGTAATCCTTGTCGACCATGCTTCCACGATTTACAATCATTAAATTACCAGATACCAAATCGTCTTTATCAGAAAAAGCTACTCTTGCAGTATTTGTATTGACGTCAATAGAAGATACCCTCCCGATACGAATTATGTTTTTTATAAAATTAGTATCCATTTAAACACCTTCTTACATCGATATTTGTCGTATAACCGCTGCCAATATCATGTGATGCTCTGGTTATCAAGTACTTACCATCAAAAGCTCCAAATCCTAATAAATTAACTGTAACCCCAGATAATAAGACAAAGTTTCCCAACATATTTAAAGATCCAGTAACTTCGTCTTTATTTTTTTCGCGCAACCGTTTTTTTGCTAAATTTAATGCTTCCGCAACACTTTCAACTTGTTCATTTACTTGCAATGTTTTTCCCTTTTTACCAGCAGCAGTATAAGTTGCCTCAATATTAGATTTTGAACTGCCCTGCTGATAACTAACTCTGCAGGCAGCATAAATATCTCTAATTTTAGTACGCAGACTGTAGCCAGTACCAACAAACAAATATTTCATTCCAGACTCTTTTTTATAAACGGTACCTGGTTTTACTATTGTTATCTTTGCTTTTTCCGCTTCATATTTTGCTTCATCAAAAACAATGATTTTCTTATCACTTATTTTCAATGCCAGGCCTTTATCCTTACAAATTGCATATAAAAAAGACAGATCAGACTGTTCTGTCTGTTCTGCCCTATCCAGCACCGGATTTTCTTCTGTGTCCCAAAACAATGACATTCCTGCAGCTGAAGCTATATCATTAGCGATTACCTGCAGCTTTGCCTTTTCCCAACTCCGGCTACGTTCAGTACCTCTAAGAGTATTATTATCAGGCACGGAAACTGCTTTTATTTGTACTTCTGACGGATAGCCGCTGCTTGTTATTTCATCGATTTCAAACAATCCCAAACGCAAACTTTGTGGTAACGCCGACAAAGTTTGCCAATATTTTTGCTGCAGCATTGCATCTAGAAGTGCTCCTTTTTCCGGCATCCATGTCGATTGCCAAAGACCCGACTTGTCTTCCAGTGTTATCTGCAAATCATCGGCTTCTCCCGATAGATTATCGGTATAGCTGATGCTTTTTAGATATTTACTGATATCAGCTGAAATATCTTTATTATTATATTTTATGATCGTCAATATTCTACGTGCTTCCATTTAACGCCTCCACGGCGGCAGCAAGCTGGTCGGAGTAGGCTTTTCATAATCCGGCACATCCAAAATAATACCTGCTGGAAAAACAACTATGTCAGCATATTGCTGGTTTGCTTCCAGCAGCGCGTTTACGCCACTTTCATCGTCATATAACTTTTTTGCTATACCATCCCACATATCGCCCTGAATTGTGTAATAGCTTTTAGCCATACGAAAGCCTCCTGTTCTGATTCTGCACTTCTGCCAACATTGCTTTAAATTCACGCATTTTTTGATCTAACAAAGTTGAAATTTCAGCAGTATCGGCATTCCCTTGTACGGTGATCTGCGGCGCAAAGGTAGCCGTTATTCCGCCACCAGTTCCCAATGGATTCCCCATGATTTCATTAGTTTTGGCCAACAATCCTATATTACGTCTATTGGGAGTATGCGGTATCGCGCTTTCACCAGAGTTTTCCGCAAAAGTAGTAAGAAATGTCCCCCTGCCATAAATACCGCCATACGCATTTTCTGCAACCTCTGCACCATTACCGGATGCCGTAATATTCACTTTACCAAAAATAGGTGTAGATAAAAAATTACTAATAGATTGCCATTTTTCGCGAAGCCAGGTTTCGGCACTTGTAAATTGTTCCTGAATATAACTTGTGAACCTAAATATTGAAGCAGATGGATTATCCCAAAAACAATCCCAATATGCCGCTAATGTATCCCAGTTAGCAATTATTGCCGTAACCGCGCCAATGATCCAACCTACAGGCCCTGTGACAAAAAAGGCTATTCTAGCTATTGGACTGTCCCATAAAGTTGTAAAGAATTGTTTAACTGTATCCCAATGTTTATACAATAAAGTACCTGCAAGAATAACTGCAGCAATACCAATTATCAACCAACCAATAGGACAGGCAGCGAGTACCGTATTAAAAAGTCCCTGTGCAATAGCCCATCCTTTCGTTAAAAGAGACGCCGCTTTAGTTACTAGATTATACTTACCTAAAGCTTTACCGGACAACTCATAGGCAGACTTTGTCCCTAATACAGCAAGCTTTACACCGCTATAAATCCAACCTAATGAATAAGCTATTGCAGCGACACTGGCTATGGCGCCAACTGACCCCAGTAGAATGGATGTAAGGGTTGAATTTTCTGTAGCAAATTTCCCAACAGAGTTGGCAGCACCGCCTATAATACCGGTTAATGGCGCAATTACAGGTAAAAGCCCATTCCCGAGAGCTATTTTTGCGGCGTTGATATTATTATTCATAAGAATAGTTGCATTAGCCGCCGTCTCAGACCTAGTTTTAAATTCGGCTTCCATACTACCGCCATATTTCGCAGCATTAGCTACGCCTGCAAAATTCTCCTCAAGTTTGTCTAAATTTGATAACAATGGCGAAATGGCCCCTAGAGATTCTTTTCCAAACAAGTCTTTTAATGTACTTGCCTGTTTTGCTTTATCTAATCCCTGCAACCCTTTAAGCACAGTCAAAATAGCACCTTTAGCATCTTTTTGCATATATTGAGCCATCTCTACCGCATCTAACCCTAATGTTGCAAATGCTCCAGTTTGAGCTTTTGTAGCACTCTCACCCGATGTTAATGCCAATATTAAATTTTTGATACCAGTAGCACCCATTTCTGAATTTATACCAGCCCCGACTATACTCGCCCCCAGTGCTGCTATTTCGCCAGATGCAACACCGCCGACCGCACCCAACGGTCCCACCCTTGTTACAACATCGGAAATAAGTGGGGCTGAAGCCGCTGTAGTATTCCCCAAATAATTTATTTTATCGGCTAAAGCAATAACCTCTGGCTGCCCCATCTTAAAAGCTGTACGCCACTTGGCCATCATTTCACCGGCTTGATCAGCTGTAATATCGAATGCTACGCCCATTTTTGCTGCCGATTCGGCGAACGGCAGTAAATCAGATTTATTAATTCCAGATTGCCCGCCTGCAGCTACGATTGCGGCCAAACCATCTGCTGTCATTGGTATTTTAGTTGACAGGTCTAAAATATCTTTACTCATTTTTTTAAATTGCTGCGGAGTATCAAAGTCAACAACTTTTCTGACGTCTGCCATAGAGCTTTCAAAATTAACTGCATCTTTAGTAAGATTTATTAATCCATAAGCAAAACCGCCTGCAGCAAGTGCCTTTTTACCGTATCCTGACATATTTGATTTTGTTTTATTGATCTTCCCTTGCATAGACAAATACTGTTGTTGCTTTGTGATCAAACTTTCGTATTTAGGATTAAGCTTGGCAAGAGCATTAGCATATGCCCCTTCCGTGATAATGCCTTTTTTCTGCGCAGAAGTAAGCATTTTATAGGTTTTATTATATTCCGATACGCTTTTATTAAGTTTAGTGACTTCATTTCCGGCGCTGGAAAACGCCGCTTTGAAGCCGCCTTGTAAAGTTGCTGAAATAACAAATCCAAACGCAAATTCTTTTCCTGCCATTATTGCCCTCCTTCCTGCAAAAATGCTATAATATTTATATAAGGATGTGATTTTATGCTGAGCTTTTTAGCTATGATGATAATTTTTGGCCTGTTACTGTGGTTAATAATAACCATTGTAGTTTTTATTGGTGGATTCATATATTACTTTTTCAAAGATGTATCTAAAGAGATGTCCATTGCTAAAGCAAAATCTAATATTAAACCACTAACAATTAACCAAAAACAGTTTTTCAAACTTTTAGCAGTGTTTATTGTTTCATTATTGCTTTTTTATATCAGTGACAATAATACCAACGCTTCTGTTATAGTAGTCTCTATCGTAGGCCTGTTAGCTTTATCGGGGTACTGCTTTTATCAGTTCTACGAAAACCTCAACCAAAACAAAAAATTATCTTAAAATAGCTCCCATTATCGGGAGCTATTTTTTTCTGCAATAATTTCAGCATAATCCAGCATTAAATCAAGATCTATATCGATATAGTAGCTAACCGGTGTATAGGACAGCATTGCCATATTTACCGCAAGTTCTTTTATTTCTCGTATATTCCGAAATCCTAACTGAGCAAAAAATTAGCCACCGGGAAAACGATATTCCTAAAATCGGTCGCAGGCAAATCTAATATGTCATCTACCGGTACACCTATCAGCTTGGCTGCAACAATAGCCTGAAAGTTCATAGATAGAAATACAGACGGGGTTTGATCGCCCATTGCTCTTACTTCTTTCTCGGCTGCAATCAAATCGCTACCCTTTAATTTATTAAAATCAAACTCGACTTCTTTTACTTCTCCGCCGGTCGTAGTCAAAGTTTTTTCTAATTTTACTTTCATTATTTACCTCCAAATTTTAAAAGGGGCACCACTCTGCGGGCCGCCCCCTTTATTTATTTTTAATTCAGACCCAACGCCTCACGGACATCGGCAAGATAGTCAGTACCGCCAATATTAGAAATATAATTATATTTATCAACTTCCAGCACGGTTTCGCCAGCAATAATCACTTTAATATAATTAGTTTCAATGGTGTTGCTGGAGCCGGTAGTCGTTCCAACGTCTAATTTGCCGAGTTCGGTTTTTTTCGGCACGCCGCGGATCACGCATTTTACAGCCTTTACGACGTACTCACTTTTTTCAGGGTCGTAAAACTGCTGCGCGCCGCGCAGGTCTAAGCTAACCCCCTTTTGAGATGCTAGGTTCATTCCAGGTTTAGAAATAGTACGCCAGTTAAGTACAGTTTCCATACTTCCAAAGTGCCCTAAAACAGGACTGTCTACCTCACCGGCAATACCAGCACCCTTTACTGTTTCGGTCATTGCATCCAAAGACGGTAGCTGGACATCAGTTACGCCAAGAAGATCATTTCCGTCATTATAGGCTCTAAAGTTAATTAGCTTTTCCGGAACAACATTATTACTCATCTTTCATCCTCCTCATTAACCAAACAACGTCTCAAGATAAGACGTATCAAACTCGATAGTATTTTCAATGACACGTGCCGGAACCGGCGGCGTAAAATAAGTATGGAATCTTACAATACCATCCATCTGATCTGTTGTTGGATTCTCCTCTTTCAAATATTCAATTCTTCCACCAAGCAAGAACCCTCTTGAAACAAATCCATTAATGCGAATATTTTCGCTATCCACGACAAGATCAATAAGTCGTTTGTTCATCGGGTTATCTACTTTAGACCAATAACTTTGAATAAAGGTCTGTGCATGCCAATTGAACATACGCCGTAAACAAATAAAATTGTCTTTTACATCTGTATTTGCAGGATAACAACCAGTACGATTCCCCCACAACTTCCACCCACCGATAAAGTTCAGGGCAGTAACTACACCCTGCCCATTAAGATAATTAGCTTGTTCCAGATCTAAAACCACTTCAGTTCCATCAGACAAACATAAACCATCCATTTGTATATTTTTATTTGAAGGACTTTCATAGGGAATATCATCATTTTTTGCATCCAAAACGCCCATCGCACCCATTACCGCAGTAGAAAGATGATATTTCTTTTCGCCAAGTTTTACCATAGGCCAGCAGACTATTTGATCCACTCCAACATAATTGTTATTATTTTTCCAAGCCGGAACATCGGTATATTTTCTTACTGTGTCAGCCGGAACATCTACCAAAACAGAAGCTTTAAACAAACCGTTAATAGTACTTGCTTTGGCAGTCATAACAGCTGCCACTTCCGGATCATGTGTCCAACCAGGAGCAAGCACCATACCAGGTACTAAACGATACAGAGGAAATACTTTTGAAAGATTCTCAAGACCTGTGTATGCGCCCGTACTGATATCAATACCACCAATAATGTCATCCTTATCCACGGCTGAGGGATCAATTTTTTCATAGTCCAAAAAAGCACTGTCTGTAAGCTGTCCACCACTTAATGCAGTAATTACTAAATTCCCATCACTGTCAAAAGCAGCTTCATAGTCAACGCCTTCCGTCAGCGGTTGTCCGGCAGATGCTTTTTTTACTTTCAATGTTTCAAGTAACACTGGATCATTTACAATCACCGTTTTTTCACTGTTAAACTGAACTTCTTTATCACTGACCGTTGCTTTATGTTTTTTTGGATCTAAAACATTAACAAAAACTGTCGGTGAAACTGCATAAAGCGAATATTGGCTATAAATAGTTTCGCAAAGAGTGTATTTCTCCCAATCTTCACTATATCCCATAGCCGCTACCGCTTCTGCATATGTATAGCACAAAATAGGTTTATTAACCTCTGCTCTGTTACTTGCCAAATGAATTGGAGCCGTACCAAAAACAACTGGTAACCCAGCAGTAGAATTTACTGCTGGAACAATAGATGTTGGCACCTCAGATGTATATACGCCATGCTTATATGCCATATGTTATTCCTCCTTTTCTGCCAAAACAGCAGCTTGGTAATATTTATTCATAGGTGTTCCCGCTTTTGCAATAGCCCTTTCAGCTTCTGGCAATTCTGAAACAGCTACAAACAGTTTTTTTATTTGCGGACACTTTTCAAATACATCATCAATATGAGTTGGTAACCCGCCAATGAATACCTGATATTTCAATAACTTTCCGTTTTTGTAAGACGGGCCTACATAAATCAAGCGTTCAGGCTTAGTGGTCTGACCGCTTTTTTTGTTAATAGCCATAATTTATTTCCTCCTCTACTGGCTTGCCCAGTGTGTAACTAACTGTCATTAAGCCCTGCCACTGCGGGAAAGGCTGCTCATCTGCCACCTTAGATTTGATAGGCAAGATGAGCCTATGCTTATTAGCAATAGTGCGTTTTTTCAGCAAAGCCTGACGTACGTGCTCCATTAAATTAAACAAGCTGCGCCACCCCTCAGAAGTATCACCGTCAATGATACTAAATCCTATTTCAACCTTGGCCGCACTCTGCTCCTCGCCATCTTCGCACTCAAGAACCAGCACGTACATACATGATTCACTTTCTTTGGCATTAGTTTTCACTGGCAGGTATCCTGGATAAACATTTATCGGAGAATAAGTCCCATCAGATTGCTGCGATTCATATTCCAGGACAACATTTTTTAGAAACGCTGCCAAATTTTCCATCAATTCGACTTGTGTCATTACCGTCCTCCAAATTATCCATAACGATATGAAACTTCATGTAAAAATCTTCGATTCAACACCTTCTCTGCAAATGGTGCTAAATCTTCCAGCACGTCTTTATTCCCCGCCATCTGTGGGATGCTCGGGCCATATGGAATGTCCAACGGATATCTTGTTTTCAAATACCTGAGCATAGGTCCAGCGTAATTGCTACGAGATGATCGTTGTACAAATAATCCAGGAACATTCTTAAACCCTCCAGCACGTATTACTTGTACTCGCATAGGTCCTGCTTTTGCAATTTTTTCTCCTGCGCGCAATGCAGAAATAATATTTTTAGGTTTTGGGCTTAAATTGAAATATGTTATGGGTAGCATCCTGCCCACAGTTCCGACTACACCGCGTAAAACTTTACGCATAGAACGTTTTATTGATATAGCTTTTTTTACATTAGCAGAAGATATGTCATATTTTTTAATTATTAACCCCGATAATTCTGCTCGTACAGCCGTAGCCGTTCTGTCGATTGCTCTTGATGCTGCGTACTTAACTTGCTCCGGGCACTCTGCAAAAAGGTTTTGCGCTATTTCTAATGTTTTTTCATCAAATTCAATTTTAATCATCTGTCATTCGCCACCAATTGGATAGTCAAAATTCCCATGTCATCAGCACAGCTCTCAACCAGATACTGCTTATCATTGACGCCGAAAAGCTGTCCATATACAGGAAGCTCAGGCAAAGCTTCTGCCAAGCAATTTACCTGAAGCCTACTACCATAGATCCCTGCATAAGTTTGACTGGATCCAGTCCCCGTAGATAACCCCTCTGCAACAGAAATGTCTTGCAGGATGGCGCTGCATTCGATACCATTCAAGTTATGTTTATCGGCAAATTCTAACGAGTTAATAAAAGCCGCAGTATTATCTGCGGCTATCTGCTCACGAAAGGTTTTCATTTTACTGTAGCTGCGGCATTGACCGGAGGCAGGCTATCACCATCTGTCTCATCTTGCTGATTGGCCGCACCCTCCAGCAGTTCTAAAAGCTTTGCTTTATTAGCTGCCTTAGGCACTTCTAAGCCTCTTTCTTCGCATAAAGCTTTCAGTTCGGTGTTGGTAAAATCTTTCAATGTTCTTTCTGCTTTTTTTGCACTTGTAGTCGAGTTAACTACAACTCCCACCGAAACTTTTTCAAATTCTTTCGGCGCACCTGTTACCAGCGCATTCGCTTCAGCTTCCGGCAGCTCGAGGATCGTTCCTGCCTTATACTCGACGCCATTGCGTAGCAAAGTAAATTTCTTTATCAATACTTGTTGCATTTACAAACCTCCTTATTTAACTTTCAAGGTCGCCCAATCATCCAAAAACTCCGGGCATACTACACAGCGGCTGGACATAGCCAGAGTAGTCGTATCGCTTTCTGTATTGCCGGTGACCTTCGGAATGTATGCGCCTTCATAAGTACGAAATTGTTTGTCGTCTTCAAGCTGCGTTACTGCACCAAAGAGACGTTTACCACGGCCGGGTACTCCAATAATCATATGATCATCAGGGATATACTGGGCAAGGTTGCCATCGTCACCCTCGTACACACCATCATAAGCGTAGATTTCCAGATTAAGTGATTCAATATAACCAACTCGCAGCAATTCCGGTCTTACCAGCTTCGGCTGAATGCTCATCAGTGCTAAATTTTCACGGCTGGGCACCAACAAATATTTATAAAGCTGTTCGTTATTGAGCAGGTAGGATACTACATTCTGTGAACACAGGGCCACTGTAGGGATCATACCCGCGTTACGGCGGATCTTCTGAGATGCGTCACCCATGACATCATAAATTTTAGCAGAAGCATTATCCCATGTGTCCGATCCGGACAGAGTTGTTTTATTGTCAAATTCAGAAAATGTAATCGTATCAACAACAACAGTTTCACCATCGTCGGCATAGCCTTTGCATTCGTATTCACCGTTGATCAAAAGCTGTGCAGCCATCCACTCCTGACGACGGACGCAGGCATCAATCAATTCTGCCATGTCATAAGCGCGCAATTCTTGCGCACGTTCTGCCGGAGTGCGAGTGCTGTAGATATCTTCCCCAAAACCACGACGCTCAATATCAGACGCTTCGATAGTCCGTTTAGGGCGCATCAGCGGGGCTTTATAAGACCTGATCTGCGAGCCGTTA